TTAATCAGGATGCCGTAGGTTTACTAATAAGTGAACCAATGACATTTGTTACTAAAGAAATGGAGGTTTATTAATGGCTTATGAGATAGAAGATGATGATCTTGAGTATATATTGTCAGTCTTGGATGAATATCCACAAGACTCACAAGCATATACTATAAGAGAGGATTTACTAGATCAAAAGTATCAGGTTTAACTATGGCTATTGCTTACTATCTCTTGAGAGATAATGATCATGATTCAAGGAAGAACATCGTTGAGATGGCTAAGGATCTTGAATTATCTACACATTTTACATGTACTGACTTCATCTATTATGATGATCCAGAACATGATGCCCATTACATTGCATATTAATTATGAATTTTGACACAGTACACGAGTATCATTTCTATAACAAGGACAATGATATGTACTACTGCGAAGACCACGAGACTTTAATTGTCGTTAGTAATAGTGACAATACTAATCGTATTATGATTGAAGGTATCAAGATAGATACTATTAAATCATTTGTTAACACTATGAATAAAAAACAATTAGATGAAAACTTGGAAGATCACAATCACAGCACGGACGCTGTTGAAGCCTAGGGACTTCATATGGTTTGTTACACAAAAGCTAAAAGAATCATTACCTGTTATTAAAATTGACTATGAAGAAGTGTCTGAAAGACCAACTACTACCGAACACCACGGAGGTAGCGTTGAAGTCGAGCCTCTTGATGAAGATTTTAAGCAAGGCTAAACAATCTGGTTATACTTATAGCCCACCACGTAAACATTACCACCTATTCGGATGAAAGAACAATTAGTACGCTCATTATTAGCTCATGCACATGGGGAAATCAATTACCACAAAGCAAATGTGGATGTATATCTCAATCATCCTGCTGGCATCGGTGAACATCCTGATGTTATGGGAGCTATCTCAGATGAGTTAGATAAGATTGCTAAGTATCATGATCAAGTTGAAGTATTAAAGAAGTACTTTCTAATGGAAGTAGTTAAAGGAGGACTTGATGAAGAGTAAAGAATGGTTAATCATGAATGCTGTCAAAGCATGGTTGCATAACTATGATGATGGGCTTGAAAGTGAATTAACTGAACAATACCGAGAATTAAATAAGGAGTTATATAATGCCTTCATCACAAAGGATACTCCCGTTCAAAAACGGGGACGTCCAGCGAAGAGACAAAGGAAGAAAACGACCTCAAGCACTGAGGCAAGCAAAGAAGAAAGCTAAGAATCTTATACATAAACTTTCACAATCACGCACGCCATGAAGTATCTAGTCACCCTAAAATCAGGTAGAACATTTGTACTCAACTCTGGGTACGATGTATACCAAGCTGCATATGATGCATATGATGAAGCATGTCTTCATGATGATTACCTTGTAGATGTGGAGCCTATCGAATGAGTCAAGAAGTACTTATATATAAATATTTCCAGGAATATAAGATACCTTTAAGTCCTTCTATGGTACTTGAAAGATTAAACCTTAATTGCCCACTTACTTCTATTAGACGAGCTATGACCAATCTAACTACAGATGGTAAACTAATTAAAACTAATAGGTATGTAATTGGTATATATGATAAACCTGAGCACCTATGGGAGGCTATTAATGACTAAAAAGAAATACTTCCCTAATAACTGGAAGGAGTATAAACGTCAACCTGATTGGTTCTTTCAACCTATACCTTATGAAGAGTTTATGGATTGGAAGATGATGGGTTGGGAAATACCTTCCAGCGTAGCTGCTATCATTAGAGAGCAGGATTTAGAAACTGGTAAGGTTAAAGAATACGTATATAGCACAGTAAATGGTGCTAATAAACGTTGTAGAAAAATCATGCAAGAATCAAAGAGCGAGTTCATTGTATGTTCACAAGATGACATCGCTCATATGTTCCCTAAAGATTTAATAGTAGAGGATTCTATTTATGACCACCCTGACAATAGATACGACGAGTTCATCGACGATAGATTCGGAAACACCGAGGAAGATGACTAGATCTATCGAAGACATTTATGCCTACGAGAAACAAGCATTAGATTTGTTACGCGAAAGGTTTAAAGGTAAGGAAGATCACCCGCATTATAAAGAATTAAAAAAATTACTAATAGACCAAATCAACGACGAGTTATCTGACTATGCTCACAACACCGGAACAGATAGAGGAGCAAGTAACCTTAGAGCGAGAAGCAATTAGTCAAGGACTCAAGAGATTACAAGATCAAACCCTTAAGTTAGAGAATCAGAGTTATGCATCTGCTAGTGTCTATGGTGTTTGTAGTATTGAAACATTACTACCATTACTTATAGATAAGATAGAAGATACTAACATGAAGATACATAGGGGTAAATATGGTCATGCATTTAAGGATATCCATATCTATTTGCAACTAATAGATTCACAATCAGCAGCGGTTATTGCATGTAAACTTGCATTTGATAAGATCTTTTCTTATAAGCAAGGTAGTAATATAGCAGTCAATGTATGTGAAAGTATAGGTCATGCAATAGAAGATGAGTGTCAGATGAGACATTACGAAGAAAACGCTCCCGGTTTATTAAATAAATTAAAAGAGAATTACTGGCATAGATCCTGCGGTACACAGCAGAAGTTAGTAATTATAAGGACGTTGATGAATCGTTATGATGTTAAACAATGGACATCTTGGGGTAGACCATTACGTATTAAGTTAGGTGGATGGTTACTAGATTGTATAATGCAGTCATCCGGATGGTTCCATAAACAAACGATTAGAGAAGGTCGTAAGACCGTAGTCTATGTCGTCCCTACTCCCGAGTTTATGGATATCAAGGATGAGGTAATGGCTAATGCAGAGTTATTTGCACCATTAGCTTGGCCTATGTATATACCACCAAAGGATTGGACCAATGATAGTTCAGGCGGATACTTATTAAATGAAGTGATGCATGGGCATGATCTCGTGAGACGCGGTGATGGCGCACGTATACAGGGAGAGATACCACTAGCATTTCTGAACAAGATTCAGAAGGTAGGATACCGTCTTAATCCATTTACTGTTGATGTTGCTGAAACATTACAGAAGAGAGGTATATCTATTGGAAAATTTCTTCCGATTATTGATTATGATCTGCCACCAAAGCCAGTCGATATAGCTGAGAACAAAGAATCTCGTAAAGCTTATAGAAGACATGCAGCAGAGGTAATGAATAAGAGAGCAGCAGAGTTCAAGAGATCCTGCCGCACAAGAATGACAATGGAAGCAGTTCAACGTTTTAAGAATCGTGAAAGGTTTTATATACCTTGGTCTTTTGATTATAGGGGACGGGCTTACCCAATTCCTGCATTTCTTACAGTGCAAGATACAGATTTTGGAAAATCATTGCTTGTCGCAGCTGACGAAGCTTACATTACCGAATCAGGAAAAAAGTGGCTAGCCTTTCAAGTCGCGACGACATACGGTTTAGATAAATCAACTATGTCTGAACGATTGGACTGGGTAATGAATAATATACCGTTGATTACCAGAGTAGCTAAGGATCCTATTGATAACCTTGGTGACTGGGAAGCAGCGGACGAGCCGTGGCAATTTTTATCTAGTTGTGAGGAGTACTATGCGGTAGTAACTAAACACACCAGAAACACTACTAGATTATTTGTAGCCACAGATGCTACATGTAGTGGTCTTCAGATCCTCGCAGGATTAGCGAGAGACCGTAAGACAGCACAACTCGTCAATGTGTTGCCTTCTGATAGACCACAAGACGCATACAAGGTAGTAGCTGAGTGTGCGAAACCTGAAATACCACAAGAGCTACACTCTGTATGGGATAGGAAGTGTGTCAAACGCACCGTTATGACTATCCCTTACAATGCCAAACCTTACTCTAATCGCTCATACATAAAAGATGCCTTAAAGGAGAAAGGTGTAGATATAGATAAAGATAATCTCACAATCACGGTGGCTGCTGTTAGAGAGGCTATGAATACTATAGTTCCTGGACCAATGGCTGTTATGAAGTGGATTGAAGATGAAGTATCTAAAGCTATAAAAAGGGGTAATACATATCTTAAGTGGGTAACACCATCTGGATTTGTAGTAAACCAACGTATAATGAAGAAGGAGGTAACAAGACTTAAGCTACAATTACTTGGTCGTTGTGATATCTCTGTAGCTAAGGATAGTAATGAAGTAGATTTAGCTAGACACAAGGCTGCTACTGCACCTAACCTTATACACTCTCTAGATGCATCACTACTGCATCTAAGTACTATCAGGTTTGATAAGCCTGTAGCATTAATTCATGACAGCGTTCTCACACGAGCTGTTGACATGGACGAATTATCGACTATAATAAGGGAAACGTACATGCATTTATTTGCTGAACGTGATTACCTTACAGACTTTGCTGCACAAATTGGAGCAGAGACTAAACCACCGATTATAGGTGACTTACAACCTGAATCGGTAATTGATTCAACTTACTTTTTTTGTTAAATGCCTAAGAACGTACACGTTACTACTGAGATTAAATTAGAGGGTTTCCAAGCTATACTCGAACCGGGTAAATTTGGTTATTCTTTATCGGCTGTAGTTGATGAGTCAGTCATCGACGAGCTAGAAACTGAGAGGAAAGAAGTCCTTAAGTGGGCTGAATCTAAGCTCAAGAATCCTAAAAGAGCTACACTTAAACCAACACCCTGGGAAGAAGTAGCAGAAGGGAAATATAAAATTAAATTCTCTTGGGGAGAAGATAAGAGGCCACCTGTGGTAGACACAGAAGGCTCACCTGTTACAGATACAAAGACACCGTTATATGGAGGATCTACTGTTAAGCTTGGTTACTATCAGAAACCTTATATCCTTAGAGATGGAGTTACCTATGGTAGTTCTCTTAAGCTGGTTGGGGTACAAGTTGTTAAGCTGAATACCGAAGCAGGTGTTAAGGAAGATGACTTGTCTGCTGATCAAGTAGCTGACCTCTTTGGTAAAACAGAGGGTTATCTATCTACTGATGCACCAACAGTAGCCACCACAGATGATGAAGACTTCTGATTACACAGTATGGGCTCAGAAAGCCTATGATAAATTGAAAAATAAAAAGGAACCTAAGTTCCGTTCAAAACTTGAAGAGAAAGTAGCAACTTTACTAAAAGAACTAGGAGTATCATTTGAATACGAATCGACTCAGGTTCCTTACGTTATCCAGCATCATTATACTCCTGATTTCCTGCTCCCAAATCATGTCTATTTGGAAACAAAGGGATACTGGGACGCAGCAGATAGACGTAAAGTGCTTGCCGTTAAACGCGATAATCCAGATATAGATTTGAGAATGGTATTTCAATCACCTTATAATACTATCTCAAAGAAATCTAAAACAACGTATGCTAAATGGTGTGACAAACACGACATACCTTGGACAGCATACCACGAAATACCACTTGATTGGTTGATATAATGCTAGACAAAGGCGAATTTGTAAGACATGAGCCTTGCGATAATTGTGGGTCATCAGATGCTAATTCTTTATATTCTAATGGCTCACGATTTTGTTATTCATGTAGAACTTACACACCCGCAGAGGGTATAAATCTTAATTCACAATCACCACGGACGATGACTAATGTTACCCTTAAAGGAGAACCTGAAGCCCTCAGAAAACGAGGACTCTCCGAAAAGACTTGCAGATTCTTTAGGATTTTCCGAGATGGAGCAACTCTACGCTTCCCATATTATACAAGCGATGGAGTTCTTATTGGAACCAAAGTAAAAAATAAACGAAAAGAATTTACCTATGAAGGAGTTTCCACTGATACCTTATTTGGTCAGCATCTATTCCCTACTTCTGGTAGAAGGATTGTTGTTACTGAAGGTGAACTAGATGCTGCGAGCTGTTATGAGGCAATGTCCGGTTGGCCGATGGTTTCTTTACCGCATGGTGCTGCCAGCGCAAAGAAAGATATCCAGAAACAGATACCGTTATTCCAAGGATATGAAGAGATAATACTATTTTTTGATAGCGATGAACCGGGAATTAAAGCAGCAGAAGATGCTGCACAGGTCTTACCTCCAGGCAAGGTTAAAATTGCACGTATGGAGGCATATAAAGACCCATCAGAGGCGTTACAAGCCAATGACGCAGAAGCGATTAGAAAGGCTATTTGGGATGCTAAACCCTATAGACCCGATGGAATAGTAGAAGGAAAAAATTTATTAGAATTAGTTACAACACCTCAACCCCCATTTGACCATGAATACCCCTTCAAAGGACTTAACGAGAAATTACACGGGATTAGGTATGGTGAACTTACAACAATTACTGCTGGCACTGGTGCAGGAAAGACCTCATTCGTGCGGCAAATTGCAAGTGACTTACTGTGCAAAGGGGAATCAGTTGGGATACTGGAACTTGAAGCAAGTAATAGACGAACAGCTCTTGGATTGATGTCCACAGCAGTTGGTAAAAACTTACAACTAGGAGAACCAGATGAACAAGAACTCACCACCGCCTTTAGCAGAACTCTTGCTGCTTGGAATGTCTTTCTGTTTGATGGTTTTGGGTCTTATGACCCGAGCCTTATTTACAATAGGATCGAATACCTTGCCAGTGGATTGGAGTGTCGTATTATATTCCTAGATCACCTCAGTATATTATTGAGTGGATTAGATGGAGATGAGCGACGTATGATAGATAGTACAATGACAAAGTTAAGGTCATTAGTAGAACGAACAGGTATATCTTTATTCTTAGTATCACACTTACGAAGATCAAACAATGACAATAATGCGCAC